AATGCAAGCTCGTCAAGCTCGGAGTTCAGCATCAAACGTACTTTCACTCAAGATAGTGCGATAGCAAGTCTCAATACTTCATTGTTCCGCAGTAGGAGTTGGATTGAGATTGCACAGTTACGAGTCACCAAATCTGCGCGATACACTGGTGACTATATTCCTGATGTTTTTTATGGTTCGTAAGAATCGTCTACTAGTGAGTCTAGACATATTTCGTTATTTTTAAGCCACGCTTCAGTTTCAAGCACTTTAGTATAAAGACCTCGCATTTCGGGGGATTCTCTGTACCACGCATAGTAGTTGTCTTCTGCATTCCTTTTCCACGACATTTCATGGTCAGACTTCGCTGTTAGTTCTGCATAAATTGATTGGCTAGGTGTGGGTGGTTTTTCTCCAGAATCTTTTGCCACTTTCGCTAGTTTTCTGAAATTTCTAATTTCTTCAGATTCTTGTAGTGGGGCAAATTTATAAATCCCCATCTTAGATGCCAATTCAGGACTAATTAATCTAGGGGAGAGTCCTGATACAGCGTCATAGTCCCACCTTTCCGTGTTGATGTATACCCAACCTTCAGCCTCCATCTTAGTGACATATAAGGATGTGACTAGTTGTTTCTGTAGCCTTGCGTTCTCTACAGCTTCATCTAGCAAAGCTATTTGAGATTGATACCAGTCTAAGTCAATTTTTTCCATGATGTTAAAATAAATAAATGGCTCATCCAATTACATTCAGTACGCTTACTGAAGTCCTCAATCTAGATGTCAGCTCAATTCCCCAAGGATTTGCGGTTGTCTGCATTGAATTGAAGTCTTGGCTAATATACGATGCCACAGCTTCAGATGCAACTGTCGCAGGGCAGATATTCGCGCCTACGGCTGGTGCTGGGCGATGGTTTAGGTCGAACAATACTGCAAACAAACTAGACACGATTACGAGCGTCACAACCACTACGTCCACGACTGTAGCTGATTTTACGAGTGTCGAGCAGGTTCGAGTGGTCTTTACACAAAACAGCACCATTAATCTACAGACGGTGCTGAGAAATGGTGCTGGTAGCTTGTTGTTAGATAGGAATAGTGGGGCTTGGACTATTACGGGATTTGACTCGCGCTTTAGATTTGGGAGTCTTTCTAGTCCTGCTTTTACTAGTAATTTCTTGATTGTAAATTTTATATGTATAAATAGTTTGATATATGTTACAGAATATAATTCCTATTAACGCCTAATTTATTTTCCATTTAATACTTAATTTATTTTCCATATCAAGTCTCCATGCCAAAGCATCTGCCCTACTAAAGAATGTGGGTGAGTTGTAATGCTTTTTATTAACGACAATTCTCGCTCTAAACTTTCCATTCCCGATATCATATACACCTTTACCAGAATTATCTCTTGCATTTAGTTTTTTATTTCTTATTAGTGTTTCTAGTTCTTTAATACTTCCCTCCCCAAACTTGTACACTTTTTCTGCCTCTAACTGTATAGCCAAAGCTTCTTCTCTTGTGGAATATGTTCCACAGCAAATTGTATTTTTATTAAGGTATATTCTTACTTGCCATCTACCATCATCAAGTAATTTAATTCCTTTATTTGTCTGGATATTTTTATTTTTTTCTTTTATCTCCGATAAATATTTATAACTATCTCCCTCGGAAAATGTGCTAAATTTAGAAATTAAATTCTCTTTTTCTTTCAGTGCTTCTTCTTTTGTACAAAATGAGCCTACTCTTGCGGTTATACCTTTAAACTTAAGTCTTAACCTCCATTTATCATTTCTTTTATCTATGTGGCAGTTTATGTAGTATGACTCTCTTTCTGAAGGTCTAAAAACACTTTTGCAAATATTGTAGCAAAAATCCCAATTCTCAATACTGTCCAGATAAGTTTGTTCCAAATCTAGTAGCTTTTCTCTAGTAGATTCTTCAACAACAGTAAAATCAAAAACCTTTTCTCCGTATTTATTCCAAGCTTTTTGTAAATATTTGTTATCATGTATACCCTTTCTTAAATGTAATTTATGAGAGTTCCACCTAGTCCTTATACAAACTGAGCTGCCAACATAATACTTATTATTAGCAGTATTAGTAATAAAATAAATTCCTGATGTGTTCTTTTCCATAATCACTATTATAATTTTTTTTTTTTTCTTCGCTTTTTCAAGTAACTTTGCAATTATTGAGTTTACCTGTATCAACAATCTCATCTATGTGAAATCAGTTACGAGCTACTAGTTACTTTTTGCTGTCATATTCTGGGTTCATGACCTTGACCGACAAATCGTTTGAGTAAAGTGTACGAACTACAATACCTTCAATGACTCGACCAGCCTCTTTCTCTCTTTTAAAAACATCAGAAGCAAATGAAATAAGTTCATCGTAATTTCTAGGATGTAATTGAAAGAAAAGTCTTGCTGGAGTGTATTGGAGTTTTAGCTCATGACAAATAATTTCGAGATTGTGAGGTTGTCCATAATGGATTCGAGTTGCAAAACCGCTCGCCAAATCATCAACACCGAAAAGAATTAGTCCTTGCTTCAACTGAGCATGAGGATTCAGCTTGTTACCACTTCCTTTCAAACCCTGACCATAGATTTCACCACGAAAAGCGAGTTCGACGTTGTGCTTTTTGCAGTATTCCATACCACGTTCGTACAGACCAGAAGACTTAGCCAACTTGACCCAACTATCAGCAGTGTCGTCAGTGATTTTCTTTTCCAGTGAACGAGAACAGATACCAGTGTACCAGTTACCTTCGACATCCTTCTTGAAATACTCGGTAAAAGAGCTTCCATCAACTTTGATAGTGTATGCAACTTCTGCCCCACTCGCAAGAACCCGATTAATGTGAGATTTGAGGTTAGCGCAGTTTTCTTCATCTGTGGAGTACAGAAAAGAAGGTAGTGTGCCTCTAGTTAGTCCTGTAGCGCCTTTCTCTGGCTCTTCATACTTAGTAATGCCCAATGCTGCTGCAAGGTCTTCAGCCGCCAACAATTCGCTTGGAAGCTCATTTGTGTTGAGTAAGATACCGACAGAGTAAATTGGGTCAGAACTGTTCTCGAAACTGAAATTGAACTTGAGCGCTCGAATGCGATTGTTTTTGCCAAGTCGAGATTTGTTAGGGTCGCCGTTAGGGGCTGTGAAACTTGCAAACAGAGGTGAGTCGGGCAAACAGTAGTCGGGCTGAATGTAGACTGCCTTGGAACCTACTTGGTAGATGCCCTTTTGCGAGACGACATTATAGCCGCACTCGTCTCCATTACTGAAGTTGAGGTTGACAACTTGAATGGACGACGCTTCTTCGCCATTTTTGTAGATAGGGATGATGCGGGAGATTGTTACGATTTCGACAGGGGCAATGGTGTTGGTCATAGTTCTTTCACTAGGTTGATTGTGTCGGGAATTTTGGATTGTTTTTCGTTACGGAGCCATTGATTGATTGCAGTTTCGGCAGCTTCAACGCTTTCGTAATGAGTTATTACTGTAGAACCATCGTAAGCAATAATATCCCTTTCTGTCCTGTACCAAAAGAAACAGAATCGTTCTTTAATGAAGTAATAATCTTCAGAGACATTGTGGAAAATCTTGAATCGTGGTGGTAATTTAATCATCCATGTATTCCTCAAGTTGTTGATGTGCTTGCTGCAATGCCTCTCGACGGTCACTCCGCTTAGCTGCTCGTTTGTAGGGTAGGTCATTATATCTACTATCTACTCCCTGTTTGTCGCCCCAGTTAGAGCCTCCATAATTTCTGCTGACCCTGCGCCGTACTTTATTCCATCTAGCTGCGCGTGGGTGCGTGAAGGGACTGCCAAGAGACTTGATGAGTCGATGCAGAAAACGAAGAAAGAATAAATCTCTGTGTTTGCGAGTCCGTGACATTTTGTTGCTCCTGAATAACTAATGAAAGTATGGCAGAAAGGAAGTATTAAAGCGTCTACTCGTAGAGGTAGATTTGGTGGTCGGGCATACAATCAGCAAACTGTTCAATCAAAGGTCGCACATCTTCCCAATCAAGACCACCCAGACCGCAGCCAAGCTTAGGTATGTGAATGTTGTGAGTTTGTCTTCTCCACTCTAGGTAATCTAAATTAGGACTTGCAGCTAGTTCTAATAATCCTGACTTAATCCAGTGTAAATGAGAAGGGTCTTTCCAGTGCTTTTTAGTTGGGAAAAGTACGATACTTAAACAAGAGTCATCAAAAGATATAAATTCAGGAAAACCTACTCGAAGATAATGTTTTTCGCAGAGATTCTTATATTGCCAAACTAAATTTGGGTACTTGTTTTTGAAGTCGAGCGCTAAGCCCTTACCCATGACTCCGACCGTGTTCACAGGAATGAAGATGGAGTTCTCAGGCTTAGTCAGGTCAACATCGAGAATGTCAGAGCCTTTTGGCATTGATTTAAGCATCTTTAATCTCCAATAATGAATCTATATTGCTTTCAACAAGGAATTGTATAGCTTCCTTCATGTCGTAAGAAGCATTATCAGCTAGTTTAAAGTAGAATCTAGCATTGTCGTATTTGATTTTAATCTGGCTGTACTGAAACCCTTCAAGTTTAGTTAGATGGCTTTCAAACAAATCATCGAGAAATTCTGCGACAGAAGCCTCGTTTATATCTAATCCATAATGCCCTTGCTCTAAATATTGTGCATATTTTGTGTTAAAGTCTTTGTCAAGCATCTTGGCGACTCCCGAAAACTCTTTCTATACGTTCATCCATTTCAGCTACAACTTTCTTCAAATTATCTGTGTTGATTTGAGGGTTAGTGATTTTTCTGGTAGTTTCAGCAAAATTCCCTTGTTTCGGAGGTGAGTCAGGACTGACATCATCGGCAACTTCTTTTTCTACATCTGAGGCGTAGCCGAACATAGACTCACCAAGAGATTCTCTCATTTTATTGAGGTGTTTCGATGCTGCATTTTCTATTTTCTCAACTGCAATCGCAATTTTTTCTAGGGCGGTTTTTTCTGAAGCTTGGTACTCAAAGTCATTGGGGTGAAACTCTTCGTAACGAATTTCGGGGTACTGTGTCACTGCTTTACCATTAAAGAACAATGTGCGATATTGACCGCCATATTCACCATCACTGACAGATAAACAGAAACAAGTGTCAGGAAAAGCAGTGAATGCTGGAGCAAGGTCTTCAACCACGTTTCGCCAAGTGTAAGGCTCTTCAGTAGTTAAAAAGTTTGTCCCTAACTCTAAATCTTCAATATCTTCAAGAGTGAAGTCGTCTGCGGAAATTTCCTTTTCAATCTTTTTCGTAACAGCAAGTGCAATCTCTTGTAAGGGCTTCTCAGAGTAGTCTTCGAGAATTGAAATGCTGTAGCGGCGAGGGTCTGACATATTATTGAAGCTCAATTAAAGTGCGAACAAATAAAAGTGTAATCTGAAGTGCCAACGTTGTCAACACTATAACGAAAAGATACTCCAACATTAGTTTGTAGAGTTGGTCGAAATCAAACATGGCTATACCTCTAGATATGAAAAAGGGGCAACGCATCGCCCCTCATTAAGTTCATTGCTTCAGCCTTTCAATAAAGATAGGGAGAATCAGTTCGCGCAATTCTTTACGACTTCGATTCAAGCCGACCAACAAATACCGCTTCATTCTTGCTTCGTGACTCCACTGGAACTCGGATATCAAGTACACCACCCTCGTAGCTCAACACAGGTGCTGAAGTGGCAATTAGATAGCTGGGAATCTTGCTAGAGAATTTCCCTTTACCTGCACGTTCAGTCCAAGTAAATTCAAGCTTGTTGTCTTTGGTGAGTGTAGCAGTCGCTGAAGTTTTATCGAGGTCGAAGATGCCTAGAGAGACATAGAATTGATTGTCATACTGGTTTTCAATGTAATCCCCTGCTTTTCTAGCAGTCAGTAAGACATCGTTGTGGAAGATAGTTACAGGCTCAAGAAACTTCTCTACTTCAGCATTACGAGCAGCGATTTTAGCGGAAAGCTTTTCAACAAACTCTTTACCAGCAGTTTTATCTGTCTGGTATCGTTTACCCACGCATTTGTAGTTCTCGTTAGGATTGGGGCTAGGTAAATCTAGCTCCTGAAAAGCTTTGTTGATTTTGACGGCTGCATTAACAAACTCAGGGTTAACAGCAACACCAATTAGGTCAGAAAGATAAAAACTGTTGGGCATAATTATTAGTTATTCAGGAAATGCTGCGAAATCGTCATGTACAAGATTGATATTTTCAGTATCGCTTACAGTTGGTTCTGGTGCAATACTTCTTGGGGTAGGTTTTACCGTCTTTGTGGTAGCGGCTTTCCGAATACGCTTCTCTGTGACGACAGGAGGAGGTGTTTGTTGCTCTTGCACAGGCTCTGGCGCAGCTTCCAGTGCGCGGAATGCAGAAAGAGAGTTCTGTACCACGTTCAGACGATTTC